TGTGCGGCAAAGCCGGTTCCGTTTTTAAGTTCCACAACCGAAGATGTTTGATCTGCGCCAAGATCTGCGGCGTCGATTACTAAATCATTACTAATTTGAATTAAATCCATTGACATTATTTACTCCTTAAAACATTATTTTAATAAATTAATAGCAACCCAGTTTTCATTAGCGGTTGTTCCTAAATTAGCCGAACTATTACCTTCATGATATAAAGCAATAGCTAAAGTATCACCGGCTAAGCATTTAACCACGCCAGTTCCTTGCCAACCAATTCCGTATGTATTACCTTCTTGAGTGAATTCATCCATTAATCGCTGTTGTTCAGAACCATTTTTTCTTAATGAAATTGATATTTGTTTATTATTTGTAAACGTAATACCCGATCCAATTCTGGTTTTTGTACTTACTTGGTAATAACCTGACATAGGACAAGTAAATACCCAACTTGAACCAGTTCCAGAAACAGCGCCATGTGTATCGTAATCTTTTGTTCCGAAATCAACTACAGTCATTGAAGTTGTTGGAATAGACTGACCGGCAGAGGTCGTATAACGAGCTGCAACGGTTTCTGACGCAGCAATTGCTGAAGGGCCTGAAATTCTTTCGATTGTAATATAATTAGAAGTTGAATTTTCAATATTTCTAACTACACCAGTACTATGAACTATTCTAAAAACTAATACATCCCCCGCATTTAATTTCCGAGTTCCAGCACCAGTTGTATGCCTTGTTCCAGGTTCAGTTCCGTTATTATCAAATAATATCTGAGAAGTAACCCCATTAAGTAACGTGTCCATTTGGACAGTACCTGTCACGTTAGCATCCCATCTTAAATTAATATAAATCTTATAATAACCAGAAACCGGAGCTACAAATCCTAAAGGTGAAGTTCCGCTAAACATTGAATGAGTTGAGTAGATTTGTGTACCAAAATTTAATTGGGTAACTGTTGAAGGCGGAATAGCTTGCGAACTATTAACAGTATATTGTGCAGCAACTACCCTAGTATCTGTGTCATTTGACATTTCAACGGTTGAAGACCAGCCCAGAATAGGTACTGATGCGAATAAACTAAAACTATCACCATTCACAACAAAAGCATCGCCATTTGCTTTAGTTAAAGGTGAAAACCCGTTATTCCAAAATTCTCGTCCGAAAGTAACATAAGTTACAGACGGTTCAATCAATACAGATTGAGTTTGATTAGTTTCCGAAGTTGCGGTATGTCCGCATACTCTAATAGATGAAATTTTACTGGTATCTGCAGCGGTTAATCCAGACGGTAATCCAACTCTTGCTTCAGAACTAGTTGGGGTTCCAGAAACAAATTTGCCTTGGATTTCAATAGAATCGCCCACACGTCTATAAAACATTTGGACGCTTGATATAGTACCAAATCCTTGAGTAGTGGGTGTATAAGCAGTCCAATCTGTTACAGGACTGCCATAATTGAGCATTTGCGGACCAACAGATACATCATCTAATTTAAAATCATAGGCAGAAGCAGAAGTTGTCGCAATATGCAAAATTAATCGATAAGAATTGGAATTTGAAGCGGTTTGGAATGTTCCTAGGAATCGGTGATTTGATCCGGCTCCGCCTTGAATAGTATAAGGAGCGGGTTGAATTACTTGAGCATTCGTAACATCGTACAAATAAACTCTAATATCAGAAGAATCGCCAGCAACAAATGTTCCAGAAGAAATGGTGTAATTAAAAGAAATAGCAAGAGGTTTTGCTTTATCCGCATCAGCAATTGTAAAATCGTAAGAAACGCCTTGTCCTTGACGATTAGCGGCGTCTTTTGTAATTAAAAAACTACCTGTTCCACGAAGAGGGGAACTTGTAGAACGAGTTAAGGTAATATTAGCGGAACCGCCAGTCCCATCGACTGGGGCACTTCCTGCTGCATCGGCATAAGTTGCCCAACCGGCAGTATTACTTTCCGCATCACTATTTATAATGTAATTAATTCCACCCGAACCAGCCCCAACTTTAGTTTCTGTACCATCATCGTTTAATTGATATAAGAAACCGTCGGATTTAAAGTAGATTTTACCATTACCCGAAGCCGGAGTAGAAGGCGTCGCAACTTCAGCAAGAGTTATCGGATCGGAAAATGATTTATTAGATAGAGTTTGAACTCCATCATTTGTAGTTAAAACACCAGAAGCCGGGAAAGTAATTGAACTATTATCCTGTGCAGAACCTCCGCGAGCTTTAGAAAGAAATTGTTCGCCAGAAAGTTGACCATTTGCATCGGCAAAAATAACATGCGCGGCAGTTAAAGCTGCATTTTCCGACATTACACCCGAAACATCATTAGCTAAAAGACGATAAGCCGTTCCTGAAGCTAATTTACTACGGGTAATAGCAGCAGAAGCACTAATATCGGCATTAACAATCGAACTAACAAGATTTAATTTAGAATAAGCAATTGCTGCCGAAGCATTAATATCAGCATTAACAATTGAATTAGTTAAAGTAAGAGAAGAATATCCAATATTTGAAAAAGTATTGGATGCGCCGGACATCACTTTATTAGTCAAAGTTGCTGCATGGGCCTCAGTAACAACCGGTGAAGCCGTACTATTAAAGTAATTCAGTTTCCCGTTTGCTGAAAGAACTTCGATATCACCATTTTGAGTAATGGCAGTAGTGGAAACCGGAACTAGTCGAATTCCTTTAAGAAAACTTTTAAAACCAAAGGCCACGTAAACTCCTTAAGACTGTGAAAGCGATTGAGCTACAAAAGCCACCGCACCAGAATGTGTTCCGGTTCCAATTGAAGTCGTTGAAAAATAAAATTGACCATTATCGTCAACTGTAAAACTAATATTTGCGTCTCCAATTCTTTCTTGTTGTAATTCCCATTTCTGGTTAGTTGGATTATTTGCGTTATAAATTATAGTCATTTCCCCAGCTTCGGAAGCTGAGGCCGGTTGAGTTACTTCTCGATAAACCGAATATCGAATAAAAGCAGCACGAACAACAGAAGCACTGAAAGAAAGACCGGTTAAAGTAACATCCGTTGCGATATTTTGTGAAGCATTGAGCGTAAAAATTTGTTTAGAAACATCGCCAGTTGAAATTAAACCAGATAAAGCGGCTTCTACCGCTTGAGCAAATTGTATTTGAGCTTCGGAATTTACAGGAGCGGCGCCGGTATTTGGAAATTCAATCGGAATTCCATTAATTATGACAGTAGGCATGCGGGGATTATTCCTTAAAAATAAATAATATAACTATAATGAGTTGTTAACTTAAGAATTAAGCTTTAAACTTCCAATAGTAGCCTTTATAGATGGCTTTTTTCTTAATTGCTACTCCAATGTTACTATTCTGGAAGCCATCTTCTTTAGCTTTTAAGGCAGATTGGTATTCTTTAGTTTCATTGGTTAAGGGGTCTATACGGATAATTGATTTAGAACGTCGTTGTGATAACTTTTCTCGCAATTCGGGGTTATTTTGGTAGGCAGTTTTAATTGCTTCACTCATTGCTGGTTTTCTGGATTCATAGCTTTGTTTTACTTGTTCTGGGGAGAGTTTTTCAACATTATCTGCATAATATTTATTTTTTCGAGCACAGGCACAAGATTTACACACTGTTCTTAAACTATCTTTTCGATTCCGATCTTTATGAAAATTATTGATTTCAATATGATTTTTACAATCAGAACAATGTTTTAAGATTTTACCATCTTTTACAATATTTGGAATTTCCATTAATTGCCGTACTTTATTTAATGCATTTGGGTTATTCTTCATCCATTGCTTCTTTTGTTGTGACATCCTCTCTTTTGATTCTTTAGAAAATCTAAAACCAACTGACCCTTCTCCACCTTCGGTAGAATTAGTTAAATTTGCGCCTTTATCCTTATAAAATTTAATCCAATAAATTTCACGTTCATTTAAAATTTCTTTAGTATCACATTCTTCAATAACTTTAATACCATAAATTTTATTATTCATTATTAATGATTTAACCCAATTATTTTTATGCGAAATACCAATTAAAGAACTTTTAGAAGCATGTTGTTTTGGTCTTGCAAAGCCTGTTGAAGATTTACCAATATAACGAATAATTCCCGTATCTGGACAAGTAAGGCCATATATAATATTTTTCTTATTCATAGTTATGTGATACACTCTATTTTTATTTTGTCAAGAAGAAAAAAGAAAAAGGGGCAAAATTTCTCTTGCCCCTTAAACTATTGGATACAACCAATTTTTAGGTGGTTGAGTTAACAATACTGAAGAGTAGAACGTTCCGACCCGGAGCCGAGCAGAACAAGGCTTGATCAGTGTACATACGAAATTCATAGGCCGCGCTATTTTCTAGCTGACGTAGAATTTGGTCGCCCGGCATTCCAGGGATATTAAAACTAATATCTCGGGAACCGACACGCATCCAGTTATCTTCGCTTAGAAGATAAGCATATCCTTCTTTCACATAAATGGAAGGAAGAATTTCGATTTCACCATTTTGTGAGTGAAATACTAGACGCTCAGAACCGTTCTCCATTTTCTGTTTGGAATAACTTCCATCATACTTACGAAGAGCAGCTTGATCGCTCATCATGTTCGCCCAGCCCTTAAGAGAAACTAGTGCGAGCATTTTACCCATGTGACCTTTTTCAATCGCACGAGTAACCGCGAGGTTTAGCTTATTAAAGCTAAGAGCAGCAGCGGAACAATCGAAGCTATTTCCTCTCCAAAGTTCAAAGTCAGAGACTGAGATATTGAAGAGTGAACCAGTTGATTGACTTAGGATCTTGTGAATTCCCGCGAATTCGTTATTATAAGCACCTCGGCGCCAAACAACGTCAGTGGCAACAACGCCAGCAGCCGCAGCAGAGCTATCAAGGGTTAGAACACGAGTATCAAGGTTTACACTTGAAATAACGAATTGACCACGAGACGTAGCGCCTGAAGCATCGCGAATTTCAATCGGCATTCCTTTGGAGCCTGACCAAATTCCCGGAGCCCATTCAGCTAGCGTAATGGTTACAGCAGCGCCAGAAACAGCCGAAACTGATCCATAGCCCATTTGTCCGTAAAGAAGTTCAATTTCAAGGATTTTGGTGAAAGAACGCATAGCATTTTCAACAACATACTTGGAAGCACTTCCGAACGCTGCTTTATCGCTACTAGAGCGAGAAAGAGCATTATAACCAATTTGCGAACGCATTACCTTCGCGTTACCCTTCACTTGCGCATCGCGCATCGGTGAAGAAACAGCCGGAAGAAGGTTAAATGCATCTTCATCTGGACCGGCATACGTGATACCATGTTCCAAACCAAGAGCAACCGGTTGGTGATAGAGATTACCTAGATTCTTTTCTTTTCCCGCGAAGTCGATCAAGTTCAATAGATGAACGTCTTCGGGATAAAGAACTTTGATTTTATCGGCATAGAGTTCTTTGAAGAACCCATTCATCGTACCGACTGTTGCGGCTGGATCGCCGAACGTATTAATCGTTGACATATTTTATCCTTTATTTAAATTAATTATTCAGAAACAACGTATTCAACAACGAGACACGCATCAAGATTGGCAGAAGCCAAGTTAACGTCTGAATCAACTGAAAGCATAATTGACTTTCCGCCGCCAGATCCCGTAGAAATACCGGTTGCACTACCAAGTGAGCACGGTTCAAATGAACCATCGACTCTATTTTGACAATACGCACCAACTACTTTTTCGACAGCTTCGTTAATCCGTACCAAGCAACGGAAAATTCCCGTAGCATCAGTAGGCGCACCCGTAGTAAAAGTAGCAGTTTCATTAGTCGCCAACGCGGCGGTAATTTGGTTTACACCTTCAGTTTGTAAAAACAAACGTGCAGGTTCGTCATTCCGAGGTACAACAGAGGCAGGCGTAGCATTTCCCGTAATAAAAAGCGGGATAGAAACACGCTGAACTTTTAGTTGTCGGTTCTGAATGACCTCATCTTTTGCTCCATATTGAGGCATAATAGATCCTTTTTTAATTGTTATTGTTTGTTACTATTCAGACTTGCTATTAGATATGTGTACCTAGTTTTCCTAGTTATACACAGTCGGCTAGACGCCTGTGAAAAAACTTTATATAATAAGTTGTTAATTTTTAAAGTTTTCTAAAATAATCCTTAAAACTAACTTTTGGTTCTTCTTTAGGTTTAGACTTCTCAGAACCCGTATCCTGTAATTGTTGTTTTAAAGGAACAGGTGGTTCTCCTGCCTTGGCTTTTTCAAGATTACGCTTACGAAGACGTTTTAAGGTATCTTTACCAAGAAGTTGTTCTACATAATCTTCTGGGCTTGACGCAAAAAGAGATTGAATTTCGGCAGCAATTTCTTCTTTAACCATAGGAAGAACATCCTCTGCTGAAACTTCCATTCCTTTATCAATAGCTTTGGAAAGATATTTCGCAACCCGTTCCCGATAAACTTGATTATTTGGAAGCCCGGCATTTTGTAAAGCCCCGTCAATCATAAGAGAATACCGCTGAGTTTCTTGTTCAACTAAACGATCATATTCACGTTTTTCCAATGCCTTTTTTTCGTTATCGCGTTCTTCTTTAATTTTCTGAAGTTCAGCTTGAAGGGCTTCTTTTTCCAATTGTTCCGGAGATTTCTTAGCTTTTTCAAGTTCTTCCTCGACAATTAAAGCAGCTAATTGTCTTTCATCAATTTCAAGATCTCGCATTAATTCGCGAATCTTTTTTGGATTACCTTTAGCTTGTTGAAGATATTCACCCACTTGGTCGAGTTTCTTTTTATACTCAGAAGCTTCGCCCATACGTTTTTGAGCGGCTTTAGCTAATTGAAGCTGTTTAGTCATATATTCAGCAGCTTCAGATCCTTCATCTACTTCAAAAGGAAGGTCTTCAACGGATTCTTTACCGTCAATTTTTAACTTTAATTGCTTAATTTTCTTAGCAATTTTAGCTTCTTCTTTTTTAGCTTCGGCGGGGGTTTTATCTCCACCAGCAGATTGTTCTTGATTTTCAACTGCACCTTCGTTAGACTGTTCAATAACTTCAGATGCTTGTGATTCTGACACGGCTTCAGATGCCGCAGGAGCGGAGGTTTGTGTGTTTTCTGACATTTGTTCCTTTTCTAGCGTCGAACTATTCGGTAATTCCGAAGAGTTGGATGGCCCAAAGTAGTTCGTCCTGTTAAGGATAGAACGGGTTAATAAAATATTAATATGGTTGTAAAAAGGCTTTTACGTCCGATAATGTAATTGATAATCCCCAATTAGCGCGATTACCCGCAAAAAATACACCATTCAAATTTCCCCAAAAATCAACTTGCGGCGAACCTGAATTCCCCGGAAGAATAATTACATTAGTTAAATTTGCTTTGACATGGATTACGCAATATGATACAAGACCAAAAAAACCACCTTTAATAATTCGATTTTTTGGTAAATTACACGTATCTTCTTCATCAAGCGGATTCATTACATGATCTAAAACATCAACTTCTGCTTCGCCAATAATTTCACCTCGACTCATAGTCGTAGGCATTAAAGATGGATGACCAACTGAAGCCACAATTTGACCCGGTCTAACATTACTACCAAGTTTTAAAGCTCCGTGATAATTTGGAAGTGGTTCAACTAAACAAAGATCTGTAAAATCACTAACTTCTAAAATTCGTCGAGGAATCGTGCGACCAAAATTATCAGTAATGTATACAATACCGTCTTCTTTACCGACTGAACAAACATGTGCATTAGTAAGAATATAAACTTGACCACTTGGCGCAATAACATGAGAACCGCTGCCGCCACTAGTTCTAGCTTGATTAGTAACTAATACCGTTGTTTTTTGAACTTTATTTCGTATATAATTATAATGGGTTTCTGGGCCTTTTAGCGCAATGGTCGCAACCAATACACAAATTAAAACAGGTTTAGCGGCGCTTTTTAGATATCCTTTGATTTTATCTTTGTGGGCAGAATAATAAGCTTTTAAATGGGCCACTTTTTTCTTAATATTTTTCATAGTAACTTTTCAATTAATAGGGTATAATAAGTTGTTATTCCTTTAAACTCACCCAAAACATATAATCTATAGGTTGCTATACCTAAAAGCAAAGAGATGCAACTCAAGACAAATAAACACCTTTTAAAAGTCTTTTTTTCAACGTACTTAGCCTTAATAATGTCGTTGGTTCGAGTTGTAAACCTAGCTTTAGCCATTTTTAAAGACCGGTCCTTTTTTACCTTGTTCGTAACCATATTGAATTGCTGGTTGGATTTTTGCTTGATTAAAATCTTGTGTTTCAATTACAAGTCTTTCAGGTGCATAAACTTCCAATTGAACAACTCTTTTGCCTTCGGGTAAATGCTCGTTGTACCACGCACATTCTTTAATATCGTTTAAAAAGATTTCATGCGCCATTACATCAGTTGTTCTTAGAATATTGGTAATCCAATTACCAAGTGGTTTGGGATCTGGATTTTCTTGCCAAGGACTGCATAAAATAACAACGATTTTATCGGCGCCTTCTTGTATTGCTTTTTTTAAAGGCGATTGTTCTCGAACTCCGCCGTCTACAAGATTACCAACTGGTTCGCAAAGACCGGGAATTGAAGCAGAAGCAACGACATAATCAACGTAATCAGGTTCGCCCGCTTTCCCATATTTTATTTCTCCGGTCATCAAATCGACGGCACAAGAATAACAAGGAATTTGAGGTTGTTTATCTTTTACACATTCTTCAATTAATTTTCTAAGCGGTTTAGCGTGAAATAATCCCCCGGCCCGCAAAATAAAAGCAGACCAATTCAGTTTAAAAACATCTGAATTCTTTTTTATCTTAGCCCAAAATTCTAAAAGTCCGTCTAATCCAAGATAAGAATAACCACATGCATTTAAATTACCAACCGAAGTTCCATAAACCGCATCGGGTCGCAAGCCTTGTTCATAAAGAGCTTTAAAAATTCCAACCTGCATAGAACCTTTTGCTCCGCCGCCCGATAAGACTAAAACTACTTTTTGATTATTCGACATTTTCCGCCTTCTCTTTAACTTCTTTTTGCTTATCTTGAACCATTTTTTTAATTTCGGCGGGTGTAAAATGCCTATCAAGTTTTTCTTTTTTACACGGTATTTCTTGTTCCACGCCGTTTACAATTATTTTCATATTAACCTTCTAAATAATGAACTACGATTGAAAAAGGAACCGCATTATTTCCCGCATTATAATAAGTTGTTCGGAAATAAAGACCTTCAACAACATCCGAAGCCGATGCTGCCGCATATTCCCGTTTTGAGGCTGAACCAGGTTTAATGTAATTTGTTCGCACAAACTTTTTTAACTCTAGAATATCAACTCCGACGGTTAATCCAAAATATTGAAAATAACCAAGAACATCGTCTTTATCTATAATCGAAAATTCAATATAATCACCTAAAGAAGCTTGATCTGTTAAAACCTCATACCATCCACCGCGCATTTTAATTTCTGTAGTAACTCTTTCATCAAAAAAACTTTGTGCATTGGCTGAAGCCGAATAGGTATATCCTTTCCAAATTGCCGTTAAATCTAAATCATATTGAAGCGTCGGCGCATAAATCATGCTACCATTATCATCATGCGTTTGTTTATTCGCTTTTATTAAATAATAAGTTTCAAATTGTTCAGTGTCTATATTAGACACTCCGATAGGCAAGCTACATTCTAATTTACCCATTGATAAAAAGTAATTAACTTCAGCATGATCTTTAACACAAATAAAAGAGCATTTTGTTCCATCTAAAACTTTTTTAAATTCCGACCAAGAAACTTGCATATAAAATCCTAATTATCTATATAATCAAAAGAGGCTCGTTGAGTAATAGAGGTTGAAGATTCCGGCGTTGTGTGTGCAGTTATTCTCGCCGGGCCCGGTATTTGTATTGGTGATAAATATGTCCTAGTATTAGTGGACGAAGCTTGTCCATATAAACGATTAAAATCGCTGACTTGAATATTGGGACTATTTGAAGAGGTTAGGTTTTGTGCGCGTAAAATAAACACGGCACCAGCGCCTGTAACCGTCGAACTACTATTCACCGAAAATCCAGATATATAAGTTGTTTTACCTAATGGCGTATAATGATGTGCCCAAAAAGTTTGATTATCGGCAGCATTAATTGTTCCTATTGTGGCACCACCGCCAGCAGTTGCTGCTTTAAGAGTTAAAATACCGACATTAGAACCGGTTGAACCAACTGTCGCAACTTTAATATGTTCAATAAAACAAATATTAGTAGCAACGGTATTAACATATGAAGTTCCATTTAAAGTTACGGTTTCTGTGTATGGCCCTGCTCCAGTAGAATCTAGATACGTAATAATTACAGTTCTTGCTCCAGTTCCGGCGGAAGTATCATTAGCGCTGGCCGATGCTATTGAACGTTGAGCATTTGATGTTTGTTCTGTATAAGTTGTTCGACGAACTGCGACATTTGCCGTTGTAGCAGAAGTTGCAACATCGCCAAACGAAAACTTAGCATTTGTGCTTGGTAACGGAGCATTAGCTGTAATTAGCCTACCATTAGAATCTACTTGAAGCGCAACTTGTTGTGTAGTAGTTAATGTTGGAAGTGTACTATTATATTGCCCTCCGGCCAACATTGAAGTTGTTCCGGCGGTTCCGCCAGTAACAGAACCTTGGGAAGTGATTGTTGTCGTTAAAGTTCCACCAGTAATATTAGTATCTAAGGATTGTTTTCCGGAATTAAGAGTAGAAGTTATTGCAGTTCCTGCCGCATCATGCACAGAAATCTTAAGCGTATCTAGAATATTACCTATATCGGTATTATCTGTTCCGCCTTGAAGTACTGGTGTTTGATCGGAAAGACCCATGATTACTTCTTTTTAGGCTTTTTTTCTTGTGGTTTAGCTTCAGTAGCTTTGGCCACCATTTCAACTTTTGAAGGCAGAGTTTGGAGAGAATTTTTAACTTCACTATGAAGTGAACTAATCCAATGAACGGCTTGACCAAAAGCAAGAATTTCGTCCCCTTGCACTTCGTATTTGGCTTTTCTTAAAGCAATTAGAATATTTTGGATTTGGTTTAGATCTTGTTGGGACCACTTTTTCATTTTAACTCCTTAACTATTTAAAAAGGCGGAGAATTTTCTTCCCCGCCCCTTATATTTTTATTACGCTAATTCTAGAACACGAACATCGGAAGTTCCAGAAGCTTTGATGGCAAATAGGTTAACATCATCACCGACTTCGCCTTCCCAAGAAGCTCCTGCTGCGATACGAATACCGTTAGCAGTCGTAACACCAGAACCACCTAAGAACATTTGCGCGCCGCCTAAGTTTTGAATGATAATATATCGACGCCCGACCAAATTAGTTGCAGGAAGAGCAGTTGCTGTAGTTGTTACAGATACAGCAGTTTCCTCGACCGCGATATTCGGTCCGCTATTTACATAGATACGTCGGAAATCATCTGATAATAGATCTGCTCGGTCGCCATCAGAAACAGCCGTAAGAGCACCGGTTTCAGCACGAGAACCGACTTTAACTGGATTACCAGAATCGGCAGCGTCATCAGCAACGTTACCGGAAATACTTGAAGTAGTGTATAATTCACCAGCAGCGTTCACTTTAAATGAAGCATAATCTCCATCGGCAGAAGTGCTTGAAGCAAGAGTATCTTGTCTAACTGCTAATACATAGGCACCGGGATTACCGCTTGCATGTGCAGAATCTTCGTCATAAACGAAATCAAAAGCCGTATCAAAATTCGCTTCGACTTTTAAACGACCCGTGTCATTAAAAACAAACGGATGATAATCACCATCAGCAGAAACAGGTGAGGTATCGGCATCTTGTCGAATACCTAATACGAAAGCCCCAATATCACCGCTTGCATGGGCAGAATCTTCTGCATAATCAAAAGCAACATCGGCCGTTACAGTTCCATCAACCGTGATTGAACCGCCACCGTCGCCGATTACCCAAGGAGAAGTTCCTTGAATAGCCGTCACAGAATCAGTCGCCGAACTTAAATCGCGAATATCTAAATCTGTCGCAGTTACAGTAACCGAGTTAGTTACGTTAACATTTAATGATCCGCCGGTATCTGTGATCAGAGTTCCGGTAGAAGATCTAAGATACGCGCCAATGTTATCATTTTCAGATAACGGCGATGCTGTCGTATCAAAGACTAATTTATCTTTTCCTAACATAAAATTTCTTTAATAGTTATGAGTTATTTGTACAAATATTAACTATTAACACATTTAAATCTTTATGTATTAGTTGTTAACTAAGTCCAGACTAACATTTCTAAAACCTGTCCTGCCAGATTGGTTTGAAAATAGAACGTAATTGGCGCAGTTAAGTTCAAATTAATCTCTTCGTAAAAAACCCCAGCACGAATTGTTGTATAATTAGTTCCGCTTTGGCCAGAAACATACGCAAACTGAGTTTTAGCATCTCCAGAACGAACTTTCGCCATAAAACGTTTGGTTCCAACCGGAATAACCTGAGAATATTCAGTTCCTGCAACTGGGGCCAAAACGTTATAAGTAATCGGAGTTGTGGCAGTTGTTCCGGAATCCACAACCATCGGATTACTATTATCTATAGGTGTTCCATCTGAATTATGGATGGCCACATCTAATGCGTGAATTGTTCCATTAGTAATAGAAGTAATGCGATTGGTTTGATCAGAATCTCCAGGACTTACGGCACGGATATGGCCGATTAATCCTATATTATCAGGATCGGGATTACCAAGGAAAGCGTATATACCATCAATATCAACCGTTATATCGCCACCAACAATTGTAGCAGTGGCGGTTGTGCGGAGAGACTGGGTTGCTTCATCATACACATATTGTATGACCTGATTTGAATCCAGTAACGTAACCGGGTATATTTGAGGGGCCATTCTTAACCTTTAACTAAATCTAACTACTTATTTAGAAAGCGAGATCTTTAATTCTTTCAATCAATCCTTTATATTTAATAATTTCACTATTATTAAATTCTAACTTATAATCTTGCCATTCTTTATCGTCGAGAGAAAAATGACACCGCACACGACCCCGATCCATAACATCATATTTGATGATGGGGCAGTTTTTATTCATTAAAAATGCAATAAACCATACATCAGACGAGTTTTTTGAATTTTTATCTGACCAAGTGCTCATAAAATCTTATTGATTAAAATTTCTCGGATCTGTTGGGAGTGTTTCAAAAGGAGACGGCGGACTTGCCGGTGTTGCTACACTTTCGCCAGTATTTAATTTTTCGCCTGGTTGCGGTAAACCTGGCTGTTGTTGCATAGTTTCAGAAGCAGAGTAAGAACCTTGTGGTCCTCCGGGCGGAATCGCAGGATTAGTTGTTCCTAATGGTTGCGGAATCGGATTTAAAGGTTGCTCGCCAACTAATTGCAAGAGTTCAGGATCTGTATTTCTAAGAGCATCCATATGTTTTGCAATATGATCCATAACTACACGAACAAGTTCAGGATTTTCTCGAATATCGGAATCAGCCAAAACACCACGATGTTCATTAATATGAACTCGATGTTGATCAATAGGCGAAACAAGCGGGGAATGTCCTTCCATCATCTTTTCGTTTTCTTGTTTAATTAAAAAGAGTTCATGAAGATCGCCTTCGAATGCGGAATCAAGTTTTCCTGTATTAATTACTTGGAAATATTCTTGTGGGGTCTTCAATAGATTCATCTGAAGCATTTGTTCAGCCATTTGAACACGACCAGCAGTCGTTTTAGCCAACGGATTACCAACATCTACAACAACACGATTAATTGCAGTCAGATCTTCGCCAGAAAATTCCTTAAGAAGAGTTTTATTATATTTACCGACAATTGCAGCAATTCTTGGCGCCTTAGCAAAATCTTTAAGATTATTAATAAGTTGAGTTCCAACAGATTCAATAAGTTTTACATAACTTTGTTGAAGACCAGAAATAAATTGCAACGACATTGATTGAACAAGAGCTAGAGCATTACCAGACTTAAGAGAAGCTTCGGGCTGACCGCGAGTAACGCTGGAAATACCCGAAATCGTTTCAATTTCTTCACGAATAAGTTTAATTGCTTCAAATAATTCAGGCGGAGTAGAAGATAACTGAATCGGAATCGGAGGTTCATTTCCTTGAATAACGTTTAATCCGCCTTCAAGGGAAGCCATAGAAATATCAGACCCACGAGGCACGAAAATACTTTGAACGCCGAAAGCATTCAAATTCGTCATAAAAGTACTAAATAATGAATTTAAAGCCTCTTGTAGAGGATAAATGTCAAAAAGTGGAGTATAACCATAGGGAGTACCCATAATATTACCAGGAGTCATTCTAAAGACCGGCAAAGCTCTATAAGGCAAAGGCATAGTCATTAGAGTAATATCTTCAGCTACGAATAAAGAATACTTACCATCTGGAACACTTTCGGTTCTTTTATGGAAAAATTCATAGACAGCAATATCATCCGTATCATCATTAGACCATACAGAAAGTCTATATTGTCTACCATCATCTTTTGTTGAAACGCCGTGGATTTTTTCAGCTAATTCCGGATACTTAGCCATTAAATCATAACGATTTTTAAAACTACGAACTAAAACCCAGTCGGGATCGTACTGTTCGCGAGTTCCGTCATATACAACATCAAATGGAGAAAGATTAGTAAATTCTACGTCACCTTGATAATTATAAGCACCTGTTTCTTCGTCAAAATCATAGGGCTCGCCCGCCATTGCGTTCCATTCCATTTTAATGAAACCCGAACCGAGAACAACTGCCATTTCTGTACAGGATTTTAGAGCGTCTTCAAGATTGCGCTCGCGCATGTAATAATCTAAAATACCATTAGCTAGATATGCTTGGGAAAGGGACTTGGCATCGGTATTGATGGCACGAGCTTCCATTGTGGGTCGGTTAGCCGTAATCATTACATAAATATGTTGGGCGATATTTCGGAATTCATTGACAGGAAGGGTGACAAGTTCACCTTGCTCGCCGGTATAACCAACCTTATGACCAAGATACATGCTATCTTGGAAAAGACCGTAATAAAATCTCCAGTTATCAGCAACTTTTAGTAGGTAGTCATTTTTACCGAGCATGTTATAGAAACTTTTGGCTCTATGTAAAAGATCGCTTGCTAGTTCATTTGGTTCGCGGTTTGCGAAATATACTGATTTATCCCCACGTTTATTATCGGCCATATTTTCTTCCTATTTTAAAAATAGTTTTAAACACATCAACCGCCGAATCTCGGGGTTTATTTGATTCGCCCAAAAATACTAAGTCTGTTTGATTTAAACCAAAATTGGCAGGGTAGGGATTTTTATTGAATACTATGGAGCGAGTAAGGTAAATTAACGCGTCCACAGCATCATAATGTCCCATATCTACTGACCGAGCAAACACACTACGATTACTTTTAGACCATTTAACATTTCGAAGATGCTTAATTAATGTGTGACAACGAGGATTAATTATAATCCTTTGGTTGGCAAGCATTATACGTAAGTTGTTAACCGCTGCTTCCTTATCATCTTTTTTGGCTAATCGAAAATCGATTGTATTATTGCTATGTTTTCTAATTTCTCCCAAAGCGATATAGTCGATATCGGAAACGCGTAAATAGGGCGCTTTAACCTCATGAACTATTGGGTCATTAAAATGCTGCGCCTCTTTTTCTTTAATTTGCTTAACCAATAATCCGATATGATTATCCTTTTCTTGAAAATCCATTACCAATTCGTCTTCAATAACAATAACCGCCTTACGAAAATCAAAATAAGCAAATAAAACAACTGTTAAATCTTTTCCGCCCAAATCCATTGATTCGTAATAATCAAAATGCGGAGGACGTTCCCATTCTTTGACAATTGATTGTTCCAATTCATCTGTAAATTCGGGAATTGCAGAAAACTTTAAATCCTTTTGTACAATACAAAGATATTCTCGTTTAAAGTCTGGGTGGCTTACCCCGCCCGGATAAGCTGCAACAATCTCAGCAATTTCATCGGGTTTAATACGTGGATTATCATAAATTGTTTTCTTTATTAATGTTCCCCGTAAATCCGCTTCTTCCACAAACTTCATAAAATCATGTTCAGGATCGCTTGGGGGGGTACTAAGAAGAATGATTTTTCCTTTAGTATTAGTAGTAGTTGGGATAAGAACGCTACGAACTGTATTTGTTAAATCGTTACAAAACCCAGCCTCATCGACAATACAAAGATGTGCGAAACTACCTCGAAGTTTTTCGGCATGTCCGCTATCGGCGCCTGCTAATTCTAAACGTGAACCATTTTGAAATTTATATGTGTATTTGCTTTTTAATTGTTGAGGTTTTAATTCTTCGGGACAGTCTTCAAAGATTATAGGCATAATCTTTTCCACGATATCGTTGATCATTATTTTCGTAGGTGCAAGAAATTTAACAACAGAACCCGGTGTTTTTAAACAAGTTTCTGATGCTAGAACAATAGCACCAAAAGTTTTACCAATTCGCCGCGAAGAAAGAATTACAATGATTTTATCTGGGGAAGCTTTAATTTTTTCCGAGAAATCTTTTTGTGCTTCGTCAAGTTTAAAAAGAGATAAAGCCCCACGCCGCCATAATTCATCAATAGCTGCTTTTTTTGTGACAAGTTTTTTATCCATTTTTAGAGGTTTCGTCTTTAGACATTTCGCTGTTTAGTAATTTAAGAAGTTCATCGTCTGTTAAAGTTTTAGTCACATTCTCTTCTGGTTTTTCGCCTGTTTTCAATTGGATAAGAAGTTTTGTATAGATATCTAACTTTTTTGCTTCTTCATAAGATAGTTCGGTGCCATTCGCACATCTATCGCGTAATAATTTTATTTGTATTAAACAGACTGCTAACTCATCAGTAACATTTTTATAAACTTCTAGAGTTCCGCCGGTTGCATCAAGGATTGGTGTTGATTTCGCAATCAATTCCTTTAGATGTTTTGTTTCTTCCTCAAGCTGTACAATTTTTTTATTTAAGGATATAATTACACGATACTGGCTGGAGCAATATTGGCGCAGTTCTTTAACTGTTTTAAAATTTTCAGCTAATTGATCAATACCTTCACTATTAGACATTAGACTTATTTCCTTTTTTTAAATTAAGTTCTTTTGGTATGATTTGTAAATTGTTTAATACGTGTAAGCCGGACACATCTTTACCTCGTAAAGGTAGGATATGATCTACATCATGCTTAATTCCGGTTTGTTCGGTTATAAGTTGGGCTTTTAAATAAATTTGTTTAATTTCCTGTTTATCTTTTTTAGACAACCAATTCGGAATTCTTTGATAAAATGTAGCTCGGCGAATGGCGGTTTGTTGATTCGCATGCGCTTTTCGCGATGGAGTTTTTGACAGCGTTTTAAAATATTCTTTCGCTCTTTCTGTGTTATTTTGATACCATAATTTAGTTTTCATTTTTTCGGCATTTTTCGAGTAATAGGATTTATTATATTCTTGCCAACGCTCCTTATCTTCTTGTTTATATTGTTTTTTTCTAGCATTATAACGAACTTTATTCTTTGCATAGAGTAATTTACTATTCTTATTCCAACAAGTTTTACAGGTATTATATCGAACGTCTTTTTTTCGGGCATAAAATTCCGAAATATTTTTTTGGATAGAACATGTATTACAAATTTTCATTTATTGCCTAAAACCTAAACTATTTGGTTTTGATTGTTGAATGATTTTAATAGAAGAAATCTTATCTTGAAGAACACCAATTTCTTCTTTATGCATTTTCAAAGCCTGTTCAATTTGTACCCATCGCTTGTCTTGATTTTTATATTCGGAATAGCATAGAACTGCTCCGACAATTAATAAAACAGATACATCGACAAATGAAGAGGGAAGAAAAAGGGTTTTAGTAAACCCCACAGAGAATAGAGATAATAGAAATAAATTTCGCTTTAACATATAACTCCTTATAAATTTAAAAGAAAGCTATCTTACTACTTGTGCTATCAGCATTGCCGCACGAGCGGCGATTAGTCATTGAGTTTCTTTGTATTAAGTTGTTAAACGTCTTAACAACTTATGTACACGTTATGGTTAAATTGCTACAAATTTTATTATCCTTATTTTTTCAATCTAGAACACCTTCTAATCCACAACCCGCGAGTTCGGAACCACAAAAAGATGCTCTAATTAAGACGGAAGCGTTAACAGTGCCTGCCTCAAAACCAGCTAAACATACCAACAACGGTAAATGTAAAAAATGTGAACTTATTTTTAATCGTTATCCAGGATTTCATCCGGGGCTAAAAAATTGGTTCTTTCAATTGCAAGCCAATTATCCAGAAGCACATATTAGTGATGCGGGTCGGGGAAAAGCGACTCAAGAGGAGTACTTTAAAAAAGGTTCTTCGAAAGCACATTACGGACAAAGTTCGCATAATTTTAATGCCGCTATCGATATCTTTAAGTTACATATAAATGGCGCCGAATGGCCGAGAGATTGGTTTAAAGCGGTTGTAAAAGTTGCTATCGATGCGCATAATGCAGTTGCTACTTTTAAGATCAAATGGTATGGCGAACCCGGTAGTAAATTTTACGAATTACCGCATTGCGAAGTAGACGGATGGAAAAACGATCCTACCTTGACTTTGGTGGAACCTTTATAGTTAAATCATTTAAAATAAGTTTATTTAGCCTTCTATATCTTAAGTTCCTTGTCGTTCGATTCTTTTTTTCCCATTCAAAATATTCTTTAAATAGAAAATTCAACGCCTTAAGAGTATTCAGATATTCATCAATAATTGGTTTTAATTCTTCAATATATAGGGCTTGGAGATCGGGTCTTCCCTCTAATTTCTCAATCATAAAATTAGATTTCTGAATCATCTCGCTTAAAATATCTGCTTCGTAAAGATATTCTTCAATCTGGGAGGTCAGTTCCATTATTTTCCGATTTCTTATTTAAACGATGTTTATTAACAGCATCGCGAATTCGTTCGCGGTTACAGGCGCCGCAAATCTTACCATTCCAAAGCAATCCATGCTCATCTCTCCAAGAAGAATGTCTTCCAATCTTTCCTGAATAGGCTCGAACATGCAACTTCATACATTTTTTACACACCCTTTTACTTAGTTCCATATAACTCCTAATACATTTTACAAATAAGCTTTAATTCGATATTAAAATTTTTATTTTTGCGTAACTTCTTCACCAAAGGTTTATTTTTTGTATACACGGTGTGTCCTGCTTTATCAGAAATTCGATATACCCAAAGAAGTTTTGCTCTGGGGCAACGATCTACAAATTTTACTATGGTCCAAAAATTATTCATTCGGGCTTATGGGGATAGAAGATTCTTTTTTCTGGAAACATAAAGTGAGTAACTTCATAATCATCTAAATAAAAATCAGGTTTAGAAACACAATAATCAACCCATTCTCGTAAACCTAATTTATCTACAACAACATCAGCCCATTGCTTAGAACTCATACTCCAGACTACAACCTCATAGCCCGTTTCATAAAATTTCTTTAAAGCGTTAATATTCTCAAGCATTGGGATAACCCACATAGTTCCGCCACCTAACATATTTAATTCGATTGCATCGGGGTGATCTTTAAAAGATGTACCGGGTTGCGGCCATTTAATTAGAGTATCATCAACGTCTGAAAAAATCGACCGACTAGGAACAATTTTATATTTTCTTTTTGACATAAAATGATTATACAGTAAGTAAAATTAAAAGTCTAGTTACGGTTTTGTTGGTTTTGGTAAATTAATCTGTTGGTATGAAAGATACTTTACCCCATTTGAGGAAATACAAAAATCATGGCCATATTTTTTCCAAACAATTTTGTTAAAACCGTATGGTGTTGCCCTATGTATGGAATTTTCACTTCTTCTTAAACGAAAAATTTTGTAATTACCAAAACTAAACATATCGTTTAAATTATCTTTCATCTTTATTTCTCTTTAATATGAATGGTTTATTGAGAAAATTTTGACCAAGAATTTCAATATCTAAAAAAGCTTGTCGGCGAATATCACGAGATTTACCAACGATTGAATAGTCAAGTTCTTGTAATAGCTGCCCACTATTATTCTCAATCCAATAACTCATGTCATTCAGACTACAAGAAAAATCCATTAATTTAGAATGTTTTGAATAAAGTTTCATGATTTAAACAATCGTTTATACTCTTTACTGTCTCGGTCAATGCCCTTGTATTCCATAACAAGTCTTTTTGAGCTTACAGAGAACTCCTTGATTTGACCGGATTTAAACTCTTTTAAAGTCTTTTCCCCTTCTAACGCCTTTTCAAAGATACCCAAGACAACCTTACGAGATTTTGTGCCTAACCAAATATAATACAAAAACTTAGTATTATCTCGAAAGTCTTCTTCGATAGACCCCCAGACTTTGTACTTAAACTCCCTGTTTAAAATCTCTAAACCCTTACTCCGATAGTTCTGGCAGTATAACCGGAAATTGTTTTGGGCCTCGGTTTTATTTTCCGACCGTTCGAAAATACATAAATCCCAATTATCAAGATTTCGAATTTTGTGCTGTCTAGTTTCAATAAGTTTTATATTACGAACCACGGCCTCAACTAAGTTTTCAGAATAGCTTATCCACACCTTTTTTTCCATAAAATTGATGAACCCAAAAACCCCCGGACAATGATTTGTAACTAGGAAATTTTTGGTTTCTTTATCGCAAAAAAACGACTTCTTCATAAACTCAATGAAAGGGCCAAAATTGATGTTAACTAGAATTAGTTGTTAGTTTTATAAGATCCTCATCCCTAAATTCGGCAGCTAACTAGGATCAACAGACCGGCCCCCAAAATAATAATTCCCAAAAGATCGGTTTATTTTTCGGCGACCATACCCAAAACCACCCAATAAATACTCAATTATAAGTTTCCTACGCATGAAAAATACATATTTCCAAGGGTATTTATTACCAAAGATCGGCAAAAAGATCGGCAACAAAATCTTCGGCCACTCGGCATAAATCGGTAACTAGCACTCTAAAAACCACCAAAAATACACATTCCCAAGCACCAAATACAAATCTAGGGGCTCAAACCCTGTGGTAGACGTATCTACCGCTATTGGTAGATAGGACTGCCCCTACCATATCCCAACCCATTCTAAACGCTCTTAGGCCAAATAAATGCAAATTAAGGGCATTCTAAAGGCGCGGTACTGCCCTACTTTTTGCGGCCATCTAAAACATAAGAATAATACTTAATGCTTCGTATAGTGAACCTTACAAGGGTAAGCTATGCGCAGTATAATGAACATTAAAATAATTGACCTAAACATATTATTAGTTAAAGTACTCGCCACTGTATATTTAAATACATACTTTCGACTTAACTTTGTATGTTTATATACACAAATGCGTATCTTGTACCCTAGCGGTTACATATGTATCCCATTATATGCAATCTTGCGGTTTTGTAACCGTTAAGAGACAAAATATATTGTAACTAGCCTTATCTGGGTAATACCCCCAATTACCGCATCTGAATAATTAGCCTCGGTTTGTCACAAAAGAGGTGTTAATGTGTGACAGAATAGAAAAATGTAACTAGAATGAAAATAATAGAATTGGATATGTGGACTTGCGAGTACGATCGCATCACTCAAAGTAAAGGTACCCCCCCTGGCACGGTTCTTGCAATAGCAATCCCCATACCAACTTCTCCCTTGCAATTCCTATGCCGTATTACGTCCGCATACTTCTAAATAATTATTCCATATGTGGCTTATATTCTAAATACACCATATGCGGCATACGAACCGCTCTTATATAACGTGTATTTTGCGTTGTAATGGGCTGTACAGCGCTTTGGAGTGAGAATAGGTGTACTTGGTTGGCAACTCAGTCAGACGTATCACTGTAACTCATTCTAGACATTATTGTACTTCTTCTTATCCTAATATTAACTGACCTAAAACTAAGATGTTTAAGTCCTTTACACTGTATATAACTTAACAGTCTTGGCTTCATTAGACTTATTGGATTCTTATATGTATTATGCGCGTTTTTTTAGGGCGCTTAGGCTCGAAACTAGTTGGCATTCGACGTGCATTAGTATTCAGATATGAAGCAAACGAAACACAAAACCGATTGTACACGAGTATTCAAACGATACGATGCAACTTGCGAGCGCTGTAAAGAGCTAAGTCAAGGCGCGAAACCTAGACAATGGAATATGAGCGTAAACTATCAAATGCGTGTTGGCAAGGGTCCTGCATACGAAGCATTCGTGCGGGCTCTTAAGGCACATAATTGTAAAGATTCAAAATGCGGTTCAGTCTGTACAGCATTTGATTGGTGAGAATATGATTACTAAAGTATACTTGTTCTCAATAGTGCTATTTAAAGTTGTATTTAGAATCTTAATGTGAAGGGAAAACAAATATGCATTTAAATCATTTGTCTGACGCCGAACTAATTAGGTACCATCGATTGGCCTATAAAATGTTAACTAAATACCAGTCGAAACGGGCATTTCAGCGCTTATTTTATATTGTCAATGAACTAGATAAACGAGGTATGTAGTATGACAGTTACTAAATTAAATTATAAGACCTTGAAACCCCAAGTTGAGGGGAAACGCTTGGATCAACTAGAATTGTCTGAAACCTATACAGCGTTGTGTTACTTGACACACCGTATACAAGATGAGCCCGAAAAGGATCGGTGGTGGACAATGGATCAAATTAGGATGGTGCGAAACCGTCAACGCGAACTATTAGCCGCCAAGGGAATATACGTATTAACTTGTTAACTTATTAATTATAAAGGAGAATATTATGCTATTGACGCGCGCTTTGTTACTTCAAGGTATTGGTGGGTTTGCAATGGGTTTGGCTATTCTGTATTGTCTATTCAATCTATTCGAGTGTTTCGCCGATTCGGTGGCTCGAAAAGTTATACAACGCTTGGATGCCCGAACTAGAACGGCACAACACCCTGCAATACGAAAGGCGGCATAATGTTTCAAGTTGTCACTATTAAGAACGGGTTTGCAATACAGAATATTAAGACATATGCAATTGTGTGTACGACAAAAACGCGAGGCAACGCAGAACGTATTGCAGCGAAATTAAATAAATAAAGCATAATTGCATCATAATTTAATTCTATAATTAATTAACTGAAACGGAGTATTATAATGGCTCATGAAATTGAAAATATGTTTACAGTTGTAAAGAAGGATTCAGACAAACCTTGGCATAACCTTGGAGTTTACCTAAACAATCCACCATCCATTGATGAGGCGATCAAAGCAGCGGGTTTGGATTGGAACGTATCTAAAATGCCCGTACACGTTGACCTTAACGGAACGATGCAAACCGTTTCAAGTGTTACAAGCTTCGAATCAAGCATTGGTTGGAACGGTTTGAATGCATCCGAATTCTGGACAATGGTATAGCGTTCACCAACCGTGCCTAGAATTGCATTGTCTGTACTTCGAACGGTTGCATACGTATCGGGAACGGTTTGCATCGTTGCGTGGTGGATCACGTGTCTGGATCTTAGGAAAATGCAATGTTGGCGGCGTTGACGTTGTTCCTGGTGATAAAATGGAATTGTATGTCTTGTTTTATCATTCGCATGATGGATCTCTTAGAATACACTTCGGATTCACGCCGATCCGTGTTGTATGCAATAATACAGCATCGGCTGCAATTGCTTCGGATGCATCCAAGTTGATTAAGATTAAACACACTAAGAATGCCTTGGTTGCATTGCAGGCTGTATCTGAAATTATGAACGTTGCTAAGGGTGAATTCGAAGCAACATGTGAACAATACAAGCGTTTGGCTGCAACGCCTATCGATCAGGCAACGCTTGAAAGGTATGTCAAGATCGTGTTTGCGGTTGATCAATCTAAAGTTGACAACGGGAACCAATCTAAGGTATTGCAGAAAATTCAACCTCTGTTTGAGCATGGTCGCGGGAATGATCTTCCCGGTGTCAAGGGTACCTTGTGGGCCGCATGCAACGCCGTAACAGAATACCTGCAACACGAACGCGGATCGGATCGTGATCTAAGACTTGATTCGACATGGTTTGGACAAGGCAGTCAGTTGAATGACAAAGCATTGCAAACCGCTCTTAAGATCGCCGCTTAAACAAACCTCGGGGGGATCAATTTAGGTCCCCCCTTAAACTAGGGAATGTGTTATTATGAATGCAAGATCGTTTGCAGATCCTTCGGATGATTCAAAATTGATTCTAGAATACGATGCATATGTAAAGACAACCGTGCGGAACGGTGGAATACCATTAACACCGGATGCGTGGCAAGCTCAACGCCAAACACCTAAGCCCGTGCCTGAAACCGCAACGGAACAACTGGAATACACCGAACACGAAACCCAGAAAATTCAGAATGCCTTTTCTAATCTAATGGTTGCAGCGGGATTCGGATCTCAAGCGGAACGCAAACGAGAAGAATTAAGACAATGGTATAACCTCAAACGAGAAGTTAACCGCGTGTTTGAAAAATTGATTGACGTTGAAACCACGCGACGAATGAGACTGAAAGGATTGAAAGGTTAAACATATGAAGTATTATTTATTTGATGATATTGATAATATGGATTGTATTGCATTTGACATTCCGAATACTGACTATGAATTGTACTTGTATGGTTATACATCAATCTTATCCCATTAATTAATCGAGAGGATAATAATTATGAAGATCAATAATGCTTTGAATACGCAACTTCAAACCAATGTTAAGGCCACTAGTCTAGACTTTGGGATCGGCGATCCTGCAATGGTGATCGAGATCCTTCGGAAACGCCTATATTCTAATCCGATTCAAACCTTAGTACAGGAATACATTAGCAATGCGCGGGATGCATGCCGTGAATCGGGATTGCCTGAAAAAATCACTGTAACAATCCCTAGTCCTAATAATAAAGTATTCCGAGTCAGGGATTACGGTTGCGGGATTAGTCCGGAACGTATTGCAAACGTGTTTGTAAACTATTGTAGTTCAACTAAACGCGCTGATAATACTCAAACCGGCGGGTTTGGGATTGGAGCTAAGAGCGCGTGGGCATACACTGACAACTTTCAAGTTATTTCGTATTACAATGGTATTGCATATCATTATTCGGCGCATCTTGGCAAGAAAAATTCAGGCACAATGGATCTAATTAATGAATCCCCCACGAGTGAGCCAAACGGAACAGAGATCCAAGTTGCAGTTGGTCAGTATGATCTTGAATCGTTTGCCCGTGCTGTTTATCGATGCACATTCTTTTGGCAAACGCGTCCCAAAATACGTGGTGTATCACCAACAGAGATCCCGGTATGGTATAAAACACTAAAACCTGTATTGCAAGTTGATAATATTACATTTTATAATGTTTCTAATTACACTAAAGATTCGCGTGTTGATTGGTTTAATTTTGATTTATTGGTTATTGACGGTATTCCGTATCCTCTCCCAGTATCAATAAATGTTGGGCATAATACCGACTATAAATGCGCTCTTAATGTCCCGTCGGGTGTTATTGAAGTATCAGCAAACCGCGAAACCTTGTCTGATCATGCTGAAAATAGAGATGCAATGCAAACCTTAGTTAATCAATCCCTAATTAAAATTGATGCTCAACTAAAGACTGAATTAAATAAATGCCAAACCCTTAGACAATTTATTAAGGTGTATGGTGCATACAATGAAGTTATAGATGTCGAAGTTCAAGACTATAAGGCACCCACTTTAGGTGTTTCACTTCAAAACGGTAAAGTATGCGGTCAAATACATAACACTATTGAAAGCGTATCGTTAGCGCTTGAAAAGGTCCGAAATAAAGACGATAAGTATAGACTTGAATCATATGATAAGGTTTGGTCTAATATGCACGAATACGAAATATTCTACGCTGATAAGGATGTGGGCAAAGCCGTTGTATATTCTAAAGTCAGACAATACTTGCTTAGTTTGCCTTCGGATACGAAACGTCAGGCTATTGTCCTTTCGTCAGACGATAAAGTTGTATTGTTAAAATACGCGCTTGAATTCGAAGCTATTCCATTGTCTAGTGTTGAATTAGAACGAAAAATACCGTCAGTTAAGAAACCCGCTGGTCAGATCATTGTGCATACGTTTGCAGATCCCACGCGTTACGGTCGTGGCGGTCGTGGGCATGAGGGAACGCCTATTGATCTAAATACAAACACCAAACGCTTTGTATATGCAGTTAAAAAAAGTGAATCAACCGAATTCACTACGCAAAAATCAGCGTTAAAGAGTTTGGCAACTGTGCTCTTATCATATTGTGATATGGATCTTGGGTTTGTTAGTGAATCGGCTGAAAAGAAAATTGTCGGGAATGATAATTTTATAACAGTTTACACATTCTGGCAAGATCCTTGTCAATATTTGACTGACAAAGGGAAACAGCATTTTAAATCATTAATTATTAACGAAGCTACTACGGATATTAATGATTCAATTGCATATCTTGTGGGTCGTAAAGAATTTAAACAACGTCAATCTAGTATTAAGGATACTGAATTGCAATCGGCTATAGATACGCTTAATCAATTTCAGAGTAGTCGAAATAATAGTTCACGGCGAAATGAATCAAATGAATTAATTAAACTATTAAATGTGTTTGATGCTAAGTATCCGAAATACAGACTTCAAGCGGATGCAATCAAAGCGAAGATGCAAGCGTTTGATAAGTATCCATTGTTAAGGTATCTAGATTCAAGCTTTGAGATCAGTTATAAAAATACAGACGATGTAGCATACGATGATTTGATTTTATATTTAAACACGAAATACGAAACAAAATGAATTACAAGTATTTAATATTTAAAGATTCATTAGTCGTGAATTTTGGGGATAAGACTGTTACAATACATAAGGACGATCCGCGTCACGAGAAAATACTCGAAGTTATTGCATCCAATGAATTAGAGAAGATCCCTAATATAGCCGATAATGAATCAATTGAAGAAATTCGTAACTTATTAAAAATACGGAGTAAAAAACAATGAATATCCTAAACGTACAAACTGTACTTGAAACGTTGATTCAAACTAAAGCACCAATCACGCCGATGCTATGGGGGAGACACGGTGTTGGTAAATCAAGCGCCGTGCATCAAGTTGGCAAGAAGCTGGGATATGATGTATATTCGATCATTCTCTCTCAAAAGGAAGCAGTTGACATTGCAGGCGTTCTTTATATTTACGAAAATAAAGCGCTCGGAATGAGTGTTACAGCATCCCATCCACCGGATTGGTTTGCAACTGCACTAAAGAAAGGCAACGTTGTCCTATTCTTAGATGAATTTAACATGGCCCGTAAAGAAGTTGCAAACGCTGCATTTGAACTAGTTTTGGATCGTCGCCTTAATAATATGAAGTTGCCTGATTCGGTATTCATTGTGTGCGCGGGCAACCCAGACGATGAAAGGTATGATGTTACTCCAATGTCTGAAAGTCTTAGAGATCGATTCATGCATTTAAAAGTATCCAGTGATACGAATGCATGGTTGGATTGGGCGCGGTCGTCTAATGTGATTCATCCTGACGTTGTGAAATTCATCGAGAATGATCCTAAAGCGCTCTATGTAGTTGATAAGAAGGATGAATCATTCCCAGTTGAAATTAAATACTCTGAAAGATCTTGGGAACGTGTTGGTATGATTCACAAGTTGCCTATGAGTTATGCCCTTAAGACTGAATGCATTCGTGGTGTTGTAGGCCCAGACCTTGCAACGGCATTCATGCAATCGTTTGGAGTGTCTGAATTGCCTTTGGATGCATTGGAGATCCTTCAATTGGATAAGAATGCTAAAGATAGAATTATTAAAATGTGTAACCCGGAACGAATGCGCGTTGATTTATTGAATCAAAGCATTAATAACTTGGTTAGATTTTCTATTAACAATCACGCGTTGGCAACTAAGAATATTAACAATGTTAAAGTATTTATTAAAATGCTGCCCGATGATTGCGCATTCGCCGCAATTAAAGAATTGTTCGAATTGCCGGGATGGAGTGATCAATTCTTGTCTGATCCTGAATTGCGTGAAAAAATTAACCAAATGTCGGCTGCAACGGCGGTCGCATAAAACAATAAGAGCGGGTAAACAGTCTTAGTTTACTTAAATCATTGTCACAAGACAGGGCCGCTTTTATTGTCTAAATAAAAAATTCTTAAGGAAAAAACAATGGAAAAAACACGTATTTATATGGCTACAGAATATCCTTGGTATGCATCAATGCTTAGTCAATTCATATTCGCATGGCGAAAGGATATCCCTACTGCCGGTGTCAGAATGAATGAGATCGGCAATATTGAATTAAGCATTAACGAAAAATTCTTCTATGGATTAGAAGAAAAGGCCCGTGTTGGATTGTTAATGCGCGAAACACTGCACGTTGCAATGAAGCATCTAGTTCGTTGGGAGAGTTTGACCGACAAACAACTAGCGAATGTTGCAATGAACATTGCTATTAATCAATACATTCCTAAAGAATTCTTACCGCCTAAAGCATTGTTGCCCGAACAATACCAGTTACCACGCGGTAAAGCGTTTGAATTCTATTATGTAGAATTATTTAAACAACCACGTCCGAAACAAGATCCCTTGGATTCCCATGATTGGGATCAACCGGGCCAAAGCGACGATCAAGCGGGACAGGGACAAGGTTTGTCCCAAGAAATGAAAGATGCAACGCTTGATAAAATGCTTAAACAAGCACAAGAAACCGCAAACGCTGCCGGAATGGGCAATATTCCTCAAGCAATTGAACAAGCAATGAAGGATACCGAATTAAATAAATCTAAAGTTAATTGGAAACAACGTTTGCGATCTTATATTGGTCGTAAATATTCGTCTGAAACAGAAAATACCCGTAACCGTCCTAATCGGCGGATGGGTTTTATTTCACCGGGTATCAAACGATTGGAAACCGCTAAGATTCTCATCGGTATTGACGAATCTGGATCAATGGACAATAAAATGGTAGAACAAGCTATTTCAGAAATGAAATGGATCTTGGATGTATCTAAAGATAAGACAGATGTTATCTTTTTTGATACCCAAGTTGCGAAAGAAATGAAACTAAGTAAAGTTACTGATATTCCGCCGCGCTATGCTGGCGGCGGAACAAACTTCCAATGCGTGATTGATCATGCAACTAAAGTGCGACCCGATCTTATTATTATTCTCACGGATGGTGATGCTCCAGCACCTAAGAATGTTAAATGTCCAATCCTTTGGGGTATCATTGGAAATTGTGATGCCAAACATTTGAAAGGTACGCAAATTAAAATTGGATGAGAGTTATATGTCAGATGAAGAATTAAAAGAATTGATGCGTCAACTTGAAGAAATTTACAAACAAATTTCTAAAGAACTTAATAGACGTTGTATTCGTGATATGTTTAAAAAAGTAGGTTTATAAAAAATGAAAACCGTATATCTAGTTGTTGGCGTTCCTGGATCGGGTAAATCGTGGGTATGCAATCAATTGAAAGATCAATTCGACTATGTGCCGCATGATTTATATCCAAAGGGATATATTGAAGCTATTCAGGAATATAGCAAAATTGCCTTGAAACCTTTGTTAATTGAAACCCCTTTCAGTGTGTCAAAGATTGTCGAGCCGTTGACAGCGAAAGGGTTTGAAGTAACTCCTGTATTTATTATTGAGACAGTTGATGTCACTTCGGAACGGTACTTGAAACGTGAGGGTAAACCAATCCCACAAGGGCATTTGACGCGGATTGCAACTTATATACAGCGAGCTATTGATTTAAATGCAGTTTGGGGAACGTCCGAAGAAGTACTAACTTACTTGAAAGGAATAAAACAATGAAACAATCTGTTATGAAAAAATGGGTAAAGGCGTTGAGATCTGGTAAATACAAACAAGGTGAGGGTTGTTTGAAAAACGGCAATGAATATTGTTGTTTGGGAGTTTTGTCAGCTATTAGTCCATATAAAAATAACTTTACTAAAATGTGTGACGTTTCAGGGGATAAAAATCTTGTGTTACCACAACCCATTCAAAATTGGTCAGGTATGGAGAGTGATAATGGTAAAATAGACGGCATAGCTGATTCAAATCTAGTTGGTATAAATGATAATGGAACTTCATTTAAAGAAATTGCCGATTTCATTGAAAAACATTGGGAAAAACTATGAGCGCTGAAATAAAAGATGAGCAAATGTATTTTATCCTTCCTGAACACTTAGAAAATCTTAAAAAGAATAAGAATACGCCAGAAATTGAACAGGCTATAAAGAATGTCGAATGGCTTCAAAGACAAAATAATGATTCTTTTAAAGCAATTAAGAAACCAAGGAATAAAGAATGAATCAATACAAATATGCATTGTTTATCTATACAATAGTTCTTATACTATTAATGTTCAAGACACACTTCGGCTAGTTATTACATCATGATACATTTTATCTGATACTGTTAATAATGCAGTTCAAGAAAGAATTTATTGTATCACACTTTTAATCAAAAAGCAAGGAAAAAACACAATTGATTAGTAGAAAAATAAAACTAAAAAGAGTATTATAATGAAAGGGAGAAAATAATGTATAAATTTAATAACCGAGAAGTCGAAGTATTGGAAATTGATTTTGCAATTGGAGAAGGTGTCAATGTTATTGATGCTGTTTTTCTGGATGATGAAACTAATTTGACTGAGGCCGAATGCGAAGAATTGACTGAAGCATACCAATCCGAATTATATGGGGATGCTTATGAAAATGCTGCAAGTTGGGCTTATGATTCGTATAAAGACGTAATGAAATATGGAGAATAATATGCGTTTTGGTGTTGATGTCTGTGTAAGTTTAAAAGAACAATTATATTTATTTAGACAAGGACATTTTGTGCCAGTATTTGCCAATACTAGCGAAAAAGATGAGAATTGGTTTAATAGGGCATTAAATTTTAAATGTGATTGTATTGTTACAGATGATAAAAGAGTCCAAAAATGGACCTTAAAAAAAGGATTAAAATTATTTACACGGGTACAATTAAATGAATTTATTCGAAAATCAAATAAAAAGGACAATAATATGAATCTATTTTGTGTAGGTGATGTGCTTGAAATGCCAGATAAATCCGTTTGGAGGATTGAAGTAATTACAAAACAATTTGATAAAACTTATTATACAGTACGTTCGATCAAAACTGGTAAATTAGAACAAAAAAGCGAAGTTGAACTAACCAAAAAAGCTATTATAGTTAAATTCGTCGATCCATTGTCAGAAAATGAATTCTCGAATTGTAAGATTTTTGATATTGCAAATTATCGAAAAATGATCTAAACTTTAAAACAAAAGGAGAATAAAAATAAAGGTATTACAAGAAGTTGTTGAAGTATCTGGAGAAGGGCTAGAGGCACTGATTGGTAAAAAAGTTACTCTTTTTTGCGCTAATTACTTTTATACAGGAAAATTGGTTGGTGTAAAT